TTTGATGGTAAAATTACTATCATTGATATGGGTAAAGACCCATACAGAAGACCTTATGAAGAAGTAATGACGGGATTCCTCGGTGCAGGGGGCTGGAGCGATGGTAAACTAACCTACCACACTGCTATTGGTGGTCATCTTTCTAAGTATACGGGTGATGAAAAAGCAATGGAGTTGATGGATCAGGTGATTGAAAATTTCAAACGATTCCACCCCAAACCAGAAGAAGTGCAATGCTCTAACCCTGTAGCTGAGCCCGATTTTATTAAACCATATTTTGGGTTAAGATTATTCCCAGTATGGCATGTTGGTACTGATTATTTACATGAAATTGGTAAAAATTGGTATGACTTTTTAGTTGATAATGGTGTAGAATTTTTATGGGAAACAATTAGCTGAAAAATATGATCTTCCTACTGAACCTAAACCAGTTCAAATTGGGGTTAGATTTGAAGCACCTCAAAAACATTTCCAAAAATTGATTGATGTTTCTTACGATTTTAAATTATATAGAAAATATGAAGATAAAGGAGTATCGCTCAGGAGTTTCTGTACTAATAACAATGCTGCCTACGTTGCAGTTGAGGAAACTTATGGCGACCACAGCTATAATGGGCACGCTAAAAAAGATGAGTCGTTCCGAAATGATATGACTAATTTTGGTATTCTAATGGAAGTTAGAGGTATTGAAAAACCATTTGATTGGTCTAGAGAAGTAGTAAATAAACTACAGAAAAATGGTACTGGTTTATATTATAGCCCAAGTAGAGAACCATCTACAACATCTGAAGGTATAGATGTATCAGCAGTTAAAGTAGATACACTACATGAAATATCTAAAGCAATGCAACCATATTTTGGTTATGTTTATGATTTTATTGAGGATATGAAAAAAGTATTCCCCACACTTAAAGATGATTGGGGTATTTATGTTCCTGAAGTAAAGTATCTTTCACCTGAACCCTTAGTTAATTATGATAATTTATCTTTAACTAAATTTCCAAATGTTCATTTTGTAGGTGATGCTTTAAGTGCTAGAGGTATTACAGTATCAGGATCTCAAGGTACACTTGTTGCCGAGAAAATTTTGGAGAACAGTAAAAAAAGTCGTATATTTAACCAAACTAAATTAGAAAAAGTATGAGTATAGAATCAGGTCAAAAATTCCCACAATCAAGAAGATTAAAAAAAGCAGATGGAACTGTTGCTTATGTATGGGATGGAAAATTACATAATTGGGAAGGCCCAGCTTTAATTCCAGAAGGAAATGAAAGAAAAGCTGAATATTATCTTTATGGAATTCAAAAAACAAAAGAAGATTGGAGTGAATTAAGAAGACAAAGAGAAGGTGTTCCTTTTTATAAAAATCAATCAATGAAAAATAAACTATCAGATTATAGAAATTAATGAAGAGAGAAGCAGTTATTGTATCTGGTTATTTTAATCCACTTCATGTTGGACATTTAGAATTGTTTGAAAAAGCATCTAGTGAGGGTAATTTTTTAATTGTTATTGTTAATTCAGATTTACAAAGAGAATTAAAAGGTTCAAAAGAATTTATGCCCGAAGATGAAAGATTAAAAATAATTAAATCTATTAAAGGAGTAGGAATGGCCTTAATTTCTATTGATCAGGATTCAACTCAAAATCAAACATTAAGATATTTACACAATGAATATAGTAATACTTGGGATTTAAATTTTGCAAATGGGGGTGATCAAACTAATGAAACTATACCAGAAAGCGTGACTTGTAATGAATTAGGCATTACATTGATAGATGGATTAGGTGATAAAATACAATCAAGTAGTTGGTTATTAAATAAGTAATATGAAAATAGGTTTATGTGGTACAATGAGTGTAGGTAAAACTACATTAGTTAATGCTTTAAAAGAAACAGATCAATTTAAAGAATATATGTTTAGAACAGAGCGTTCTAAATTTTTAATGGAGCAAGGTATTCCACTTAATACTGATTCTACATTAAAAGGTCAAACTGTGTTTCTAGCAGAACGTTGTGCCGAATTAATCCAACCTAATATTATTACAGATAGAACAGTATTTGATGTTATTGCTTTTACTTTAAATGCTAAATCAATTCACCATAGTGATAAAGAATCATTTGAAAATTATGCGAAAGAATTTATTAGAGAATATGATCATATTTTTTATATTTCTCCTCATGGGCTTGCTATTGAAGATAATGGTGTAAGAGAAACTGATGAGCATTATAGAGATATAATCGATTTTACTATTACTACTTTAATTAAAAGATATAGCCATTTATGTGATAATATTAATCAAATATCTGGATCTACAGATGAACGTATTCAACAAATATTGAATATTACTGGTCTTTAACATATTTATAATAAAACCTATTATAATGAAAAAATCAGAATTAACTACTTTTATTAAAGAAGAAATTTTAAGCACTTTAAATGAAAGTCCTTCATCTGAAGAAGTAAGAATGGCTAAACAAGCTGTAAGCAGATTCATGAAATACAGAAATGTAGGACAAGATGAAGCTATTCGTGATTTAAAAAATGCTTTAGATGTTTTAGAATCATCCATGGAAGAAGCAACAATTGAAACTTCACCTGAAGATTTAGCTAAAGTAAAACAAACAGCAGATAAAGACGATGTAATTAAAGTTACAGAAGAAGATGAGGATGCACCTGCTGGAGATTCTGAAATAGAAAAAAAAGCTTCTAAACAAGACCAAGTAATAAATAATTATAAAAGGTTACAAAAAGATTTAAAAAAACATCTTGAAATGTATAAAGATGCTGAAGGAGATTCAGCTAAAAAAGCAGCACTACAGATGATGAAAAAAATATCTCAAAGTGCAGAATATTTAGATGCTAAAGCTAAATATGAGAAATTAAAACAAGTTAAATAATAAGTTATGTTTAAATGGTTAAAGAAAAATTATCCATTATTCGTTATAATAGGAGCATGCATTTTAGTCTATCATTTCTTTGGTGAAAGAGAAGACTATGTAAATGAATATAATGCTAAAATAGAAGCATTAGAAGCAAAAGTAGATTCTCTCCACAGTGAAAATGATGAATTAGTAAATGAATCTAAGCTACTAGAAGTTAAAATAGCTGAATATGATGCTAAAATTAATAAACTTAACGTAAGAATAAATGTTATCAAAAATGAAACAAAGCAAAAAGTTGATGCTGTTGATTTCTTTGGTGATGATGAGCTTGAACGTTTTTTCGCAGAACGCTACAGACACATCCTCGAAGGACAGCACCAAGATTCAATTAACTAAACCTGTTGCCAAATTGGTAATTAAAGATCTTATCCAATTTGATGGGTTAGGGTCTGAAATAGAAACAATGCAATTGGTTTTGACTGAAACTAATAATAAATTATTATCACAAACTGATTTAGTTACAAATTTGAGATTGCAAATTAATAATTACGAAGGTATTATTAATCAGCAAGCTAATCAAGTAGCTTTATCTAGAGAATTAACTGCAAGATTAGAAGCTGATTTAAAAAAGCAAAAATTAAAAAATAAATTAACTATGGGTGCAGGTATAGTAGGTGTGGTAGCTGCAGTATTATTAGTAAAGTAAATGTCCGAAATAAAAAAAGTAATACTTCAAGAATATCTTAGATGTGCTAAAGACCCAGTTCACTTTATGCGCAAATATTGTTATATTCATCACCCACAAAGAGGACGTATTCAATTTAATCTTTATCCATTCCAAGAAAAAGTATTAACATTAATGAGAGATAATCCCTATTCGATTATCTTAAAATCTAGACAGTTAGGTATTTCTACTTTAACAGCTGGTTATTCTTTATGGTTAATGTTATTTGCTAAGGATAAAAATATTCTTTGTATTGCTACAAAACAAGAAACAGCAAAAAACATGGTTACAAAGGTAAAATTTATGTATGAAAATTTACCTTCATGGTTAAAAGTAGATGCAGATGAAAATAATAAATTAACTTTAAGATTAAGAAATGGATCCCAAATTAAAGCCACTTCAGCAAGTTCAGATGCAGGTAGATCAGAAGCAGTATCTTTACTGTTAATTGATGAGGCAGCTTTTATTGATAATATTGGAGAAATTTGGGCCTCAGCTCAACAAACATTAGCAACTGGTGGTGGATGTATTGCATTATCTACTCCTTATGGTACTGGTAATTGGTTTCACCAAACATGGGCAAGAGCGGAGGCAGCAGAAAATGAATTTTTACCTATTAAATTACCTTGGTATGTCCATCCAGAACGAGACCAAGCATGGAGGGATAGGCAAGATGAATTATTGGGTGATCCTAGAATGGCAGCTCAGGAATGTGATTGTGATTTTAGTACTTCTGGTGATATAGTATTTTATCCTGAATATATTGAATATTATGAAAAATCTTATATTAAAGAACCATTAGAAAAACGAGGAGCTGATCAAAATTTATGGGTTTGGGAATCACCTGATTATACTAGAGATTATATTGTAGTAGCGGATGTTTCAAGAGGAGACGGAAAAGACTATTCAGCATGCCATGTAATTGATGTTGCTAATAATGTACAAGTAGCGGAATATAAAGGTCAAATTGGTACTAAAGATTATGGGCATTTATTAGTTGGCTTAGCTACTGAATATAATGAAGCAATGTTAGTAATAGAAAATGCTAATATTGGTTGGGCAACTATACAAGTTGCTATTGACAGACAATATCCTAATCTCTACTATTCACAAAGGAGTGACTCCCCAAATGCTGATTCGTATTTTGATAAGTATCAAGACCACTCCAAAATGGTAGCTGGTTTTACAATGTCTTCTAGGACTAGACCTATGGTAGTAGGTAAATTTCAAGAATACATTAGTGATAAAGGAGTAACAATTCAATCTAAAAGATTGATAGAGGAAATGAAAGTATTTATTTGGCGTAATGGAAGAGCAGAAGCACAATCAGGATATAACGATGATTTAGTTATGTCTTTTGGTATTGCAATGTATATTAGGGATACAGCTTTAAAGTTAAGACAACGTGGTTTAGATGCTACAAGAAATGCTTTAAATAATATAAAAGTAAATAGAACAGCGTATCAAGGTGGTTATTTCTCTAGTGGAAATGATAATCCCTATCATATTGATACACAAAACGGAAATAAAGAAGATATTACTTGGCTTTTATAGTAATATTTATAACAATAACTATATACTATGGCAGATACAGGCTTATTTAGTAGATTAAGAAGATTATTTTCAACTGACGTAATTATTAGAAACGTTGGTGGAGACCAAATTAAAGTAATAGATAGTAGTGCCATTCAAACCAATGGACAATTACAAACTAATTCATTAATTGATAGATATAATCGTTTATATTCTACAAACCCCTCATCATTATATGGGGCTCAATTTAATTTTAATTACCAATATTTAAGACCCCAATTATATTCAGAATATGATGTAATGGATCAAGATGCAATTATTGCCTCTGCTTTAGATATTATAGCTGATGAATCAACATTAAAGAATGATATGGGTGAAATATTATCTATTCGTTCTAATAATGAAGCAATTCAAAAAATACTTTATAATTTATTTTATGATGTATTAAATATTGAATTTAATTTATGGGCATGGGTTAGACAAATGTCTAAATTTGGAGATTTTTTCTTAAAACTAGAAGTAGCAGAAAAATTTGGTGTTTATAATGTAATACCTTATACTGCTTACCATATTAGTAGAGAAGAAGGATTTAATTCTGAAAACCCATCAGATGTAAGATTTAGATATGACCCTAATGGTTTAGTAAATCCAAGTTCAGGAATGTATTCTACTAATAATAGATCACAAACTGAAAATGGTATTTTCTTTGACAATTATGAAATGGCTCACTTTAGATTAATTGGGGATACTAATTATCTTCCTTATGGTCGTTCATATATTGAACCAGCTAGAAAATTATTTAAACAATATACGTTGATGGAAGATGCAATGTTAATTCATAGAATTGCTCGTGCTCCTGAAAAACGTATTTTCTATATGAATGTTGGATCAATTCCTCCAAATGAAATAGATGCATTTATGCAAAAAACTATTTCAAACATGAAACGTACTCCTTATTTAGACCAAAAAACAGGTGAGTATAACATGAAATATAACATGCAAAACATGATGGAGGATTTCTACATCCCAGTTCGTGGAAATGATACTACAACAAAAATCGAAACTACTAAAGGATTAGATTATGATGGTATTCAAGATGTTGAATATCTAAGAGATAAATTATTTGCAGCACTTAAAATTCCTAAAGCATTTTTAGGATATGATGAAACTACAGAAGGTAAAGCCACATTAGCTGCTGAAGATATTAGATTTGCTCGTACTATTGAACGTTTACAACGTATTATGGTTTCCGAGCTTAATAAAATTGCATTAGTTCACTTATATGCTCAAGGGTATAGAGATGAAGCATTGACTAATTTTGAAATTTCAATGCAAACACCATCAATTATATTTGAACAAGAAAAAATTGAATTATTAAAATCTAAAACAGAATTAGCTCAAACATTAAAAGAACAAAAAATCATGCCTACTGATTGGATTTATGATAATATCTATCATCTATCAGAAGATCAGTATGATGAAATGAGAGATTTAATGAGAGAGGATGCTAAACGAACATTTAGATTAACACAAATTGAAGCAGAAGGAAATGATCCTGTTGCAACAGGTAAATCATATGGTACTCCTCATGATTTAGCTTCATTATATGGTAAGGGTAGAATGTATTCAGACCCAGGTAATGTACCCCCAGGATATAATGAAGACGCTGATTTAGGAAGACCTAAAGATTCTATTTCAAATATTAATAAACAAGATAGTAACTTTGGAAAAGATCGTTTAGGTGTTAAACGTATGAAAGATACTGATAAAAATGATTCAAGAGATAGTAGAACAGATACAAATAAAAGCGGATTAGCATTGGAAACTGCTCAAACTACATTTTTAAAGAACAAAGATATGTTTAAGAAAATGAATAAAAAACAGTTAGTTTTTGAGCAAAATGAAGATGATACATCACTCCTTGATGAAAAACAATTAAAGGAATAAATCTTTTCTAATATTTATAAATAAATATATTTTTTAATGAAAATAAAACACTCCAAGTACAAGAATACAGGTATCCTTTTTGAGCTTTTAGTGCGTCAGATTACTGCTGATACATTAAAAGGAGGGGACTCTCCAGCAATAAGTATATTAAAAGAATACTTTGTAAAAACTTCCTTAGGTCGTGAATATAAGTTATACGAATCAATTTTAAAATCAAAGGTTTTAAATGAAGGAAGAGCTAATATTGTAATTTCTACTATATTAGAATCGTCTCAAAAATTTAATAGAGCTTCTTTAAGAAAACAAAAGTATAATTTAATTAATGAAATTAAAAAACATTATAACCTATATGTTTTCTTTGGTTCTAAAATTAAAAATTATAAAGAATTAGCTGCTTTGTATACATTAATTGAAGGATATAATGCTGATGAAGCTAGTGATTCAAGCCAATTAATTGAAAATAAAATTACTTTATTAGAACACTTAACTAAACAAGAAGTTAAAGAAGAAGAAGTTAAAGAAGATGTTCTTAAAGAATTCCAAACATATGATAAAGATTTAAGAATACTTACTTATAAAGTTCTTTTAGAAAAATTTAATTCTAAATATGAAAATTTATCTAAAGAACAAAAACAAGTACTTAAAGAGTTTATCAATTCAGTAGACTCAACTCCAGGATTAAGAGATTTTTATAATTCTAAAATAGTAGAATTAAAATCAACATTAGCTGAAGTAAATAAAAATGTTAAGGATAAAGCTATCCAAATTAAAATCCAGGAAGTAGCTAAATATTTAGTTGAATTAAATAAAACAGCTAAAGTTTCTAACGATAATTTAGTTGATTTGTTACAATATTTTGAATTAGTAAAAGAAATTAAAGTAGCAAATGCAGTACAAGTATAAACTTAAAGAAATGTCTAAAACTGCTTCTCCTGAAGCAGCGGCAAAGGAACTTGAACGTAAAGAAGGGGAACCTTTTAAAATCGGTCAAGTATCTTATAGCCCCGATGGGACATCTAAATCTACTATTTATAAAATTGATGATACTACAGGTGCAGTTAGTTGGAGAATAGAACAATTACCTGGGTATGATAAAATGTTTGAAGAATTAGATGATCTAGTAGACATAGCTAAAAGAACTGCTTCAAAATCTAAGGATGATCCTAAATTTAGAGATTTTTATGATCAAATCCGTCAAATAAGAAACCAAGTTAGAACCCATATTAGAAAAGAACATCCAGAAATTTACGATAGAATACAAATGAGGATGGCCGAAGGAATTAATGACCATCTTGATTTAGTCCATGTTTATGATAAAGATGGAAAAATGTATGGTACAGGTTCAGTTGAAAAAGTAGAAGGAGATAAAACATTTGTTAGGTTTGATGGTAGTACTGTTAAAAGATTTCCTAGTGATAGAGTAAAACCAGTAAAAGAAGCTTATAGTGGTTTTCTAAGGAACCCAGAGGATCCAGATTCAATACCATTTAATCCAACAGGAGCAGTAGCTGAATTTAGAGAAGATTTAAGAGCATTATTTGGTAAATTTAAAGGTGAATTAAATAATCGTGAATTTATAGGAGGAGTAGCTGAAGTAATGGTTAACTGGAAATCACTTTTAAGAAGCCAACTAAAAGAGGCATTAAATGTATCTAGAGATAAATTAAATCAACTCGCTATGAATATAGGGTTTGAGGAATTTGCTAAAACAATTTTAATGTTAAGAGATGAAAATCTTTTAGATGATATAGTTGATGCTATGAAAATGTATCAAGATGGTAATACTAGTTACTATAATCCAGATGTTTTAAAAGAAAAAGAAGTAGAAGAAATGTCTACATCAGCTGGAGCAGGTTCTTATTTAACTAAATATGCTTTTAAATTACCTAAAAAGCAAAAAAAATTACCTGAAGGTACTTGTGGGTATGATACAGATGCTAAATCAGGAAAAAAATTAAAAACCCCAGGAGGATTAAAAGAAAATGTTGGGGCAACATTAGGACCAGGTCCTAAAGCAGGCCCAGATGGACTAAAAGATAATTATTATGTTACAAAATTCAAATACAAACTAGTGCCTAAAGACAAAAATGGTAATTACGTTCAAAAAGGTAGTGGTTTAGAAGTAAAGAATTTTTAATATGTATAAGTATAGATTGATTGAACAAGAAGAGGACCAAGTAAAAAAGTTCCATGAAGAAAGAATCATGGCATTTGATACTATAGAGTCTCGTTTAGAAAATATTAAAAAAGAAATACGTCAAGCTAAAATTGAAACAATAAAATACTATAGAGAAAATCCAAAAAGTTTTGCTGTAGTCAAAGGAACAGATCTAATTAACGCTTATATAGACGATATTGAAACATTATTAAAACCAGGAGAATGAAAAACTCAGAACAATTATTTGAATCAGTAAAAAAAGGATTAATCAATGAAAATTACATTGATTTAAAACCTATTAATAACCTTGAACCTACAGCAAAGGCAGAATTTGAAAATAAATTTGCTGAGTATTTAGCTGAAGAAGCTAAAGCTGTAGAGAAAAAACCTTCTAAAGAAGTAGAAGAAGTAGCAGAAAGCAACTTTGATTATTCAGATGTTAAAAATTTAGATAACCAAATTGGTCAAGAAGTATTAAATGGTATTTATTTTGAAGCAAAACAAAACCCGGATAAAACTTTAGATGAAATTAGAGAAATGGTATCTAAAAATTTAGCTAAAGATGGTCAATACTATATGAACAATGCTATGTTCGGTGTTGAAGGTTTAGGAGCTGAAACTATGAAATCTGAAGAAGTTTCTGGTAAGCATAAAGAAAGTGGCTACTCAGATAAATTAAAAGAAGTAGTTAAAGAATCTTTAATGGGTGGTACAACAGAAGTTGTAAAAGAAGAAGAAGAAGAAAAGAAAGAAGATAAACCTAAAAAAGCTAAAAAAGCTAAAAAAGAATCTTTAGATAATGATTTAGCTGAAATTGATAAACAAGCTCAAATTGTAGCTTTAGAAGCTAAATTAAATAAATTAGACGAAGTTATTGAAACTAAAATGCAACGCATTAATATGATTTCTGAAGATGATAACTTATCTGAATTAATAGATAAGAAAAAAATGAAAGCCATGCAAAAGGAAATTAAGCTTTTAGAAAAGAAAAAAGGCAAGATGGAGAAAATGTATGAAAAAATGTGTGGTAAAAAATACCAAAGAGAAGAAATCGTAGACGAAATCGTTGATTCAGTAGAAACTGAAGAAGTACAGCTAGAAAATGAGTAAGAAATTACTAATAGAAACGCATACCTTTAAGGCAAATCCTGTTCAATTAACTGAAAATGTTAATAAAGAGAATGGGAATTTGCTTGTTGAGGGTATTTTAGCAACTGCTGAAGTAAAAAATGGCAACGGTAGGTATTATGCTAGAGATTTATGGGAACGTGAAATGGATAAGTATTCTCAACTTATTGAAGAAAGACGTGCTATTGGAGAATTAGACCACCCAGAATCATCAGTTATAAATTTACAAAACGTATCACACATTATTTCAGAATATTGGTGGGATGGAGATAACGTAATGGGTAAAATAGAAATTTTACCTACTCCATCAGGTAATATTTTAAAAGAAATAATTAAAGCAGGTGTAACTGTAGGTGTTTCATCTCGTGGTATGGGTTCATTAGAACAAAATGGTAATGTAATGGAAGTACAAGATGACTTCGAATTATTATGTTGGGATTTTGTTTCTACACCTTCTAATCCAGGTTCATTTATGAAAACATTAAATGAAGGAAAAGAAACTATTACCTACGATTATACTAATGTTAACAACATTGTAAGAGAAATTCTTTGTTCTAAAGGATTTTGTCCTGTTTGTTAATTTTATAGAATCCCCATATACGTATAACCGTAATACACCATCTCTTATATGGTGTCAACAAATGTAAAACTTTCCTATTACGGTTCCTAATAACCGTATTTCACAAATTTAAATTTTGCGATTATGTCTAACAACAGAG